AAGAATATTTGCCAATTTCTTTAGCTGAAGCACGATTTCCAAAAGCATAAGATGCCTCAGCAGTGGCATAGTTGGTACTACCTCCTAGTGCTACTGCTTTTGCACCAGAGGCAGTATTGTTTTCGCCTCCAATTGAAGTTGCTTGACTGCCACTTGCTACATTAGTATGTCCAGAAATTGCTACAGAGTATGCGCCAGAGGCTTTTGCCCGATAACCTATCGCAATTGAACTAGTGGCAGTAGACCCATAAGACGAACTGCTGTTATTAATAGCCGCTGCTAGGCTGTTTGCGCCAGAAGCATATGATACTGGCAAAGACACTGCAGCATTGCCAGCCGCCGTTGAACTTCTACCTAAAGCTAACGCACCACTAGCACTAGCGACTGTTGCTCCTGTACCTATAGCCATGCTTCCATCTGATGAAGCTGTTACTCCTCCATAATAAGCAGCACCAATTGCTACGGCAAATAAATTTGTTGCCTGTATTGGTTGACTAGTATTATTAGAACCGCCGATTGCTATTGCATTTTGGTGTGAAGCTTGTGTTCCAGCTATAGTCGTATTTCCAATCGCAATAGCATTATTACCTAAAGCTGAAGGTTGTGCATTTGGGCTGCTTTCATTAGCAGCATACAAGTCAGCACCGCCGCCACCAACAGCACTACCCCCTAGTAGTAAGCTAGTACCATCAGAGCTTAGTGTAATAGCTCCACCAGAGCCAGTGTTATCTAAATTAATTGCACCCATTATTTATTACTCCTAAGCATACGTCACCTCACTGGTATGAATATTAGCAACCCAGCGGATGTTGTGAGAAGCTTCGCCTGTACAGGTGATTGCTAAAGCATTGTTCGTATTATCAGCAGTCAAAGCTACAACCCAGCCGTTGCCATCTGCAAAGGTTTGTATGTTACTACTTACTAATGTAGTTGTTCCGCCATCGTTTTTAAGCAGACCTTTGATTTCCCAGCCACCTTGGTCTTGTGCGCCGTCTTGCATAGCTACAAGTGTTCCGCTGAACATTATGCAAGTGTCGTTTGCCGCAATAATCTGGTCATTATTACCAGCCGCACTATTGTCGGTTGTAAGAACAGTAGGTGTCGCATCCGTAGTATCCGCACGAAGTATGTATTGTCCAGCTTGCGAATCTCCTCTTGCTGAGAAATAACCATTTGAAAAGACAATTTTACCAATAATAGCGGCTTCGCCATGATTGCCTAATACTAATGAACTAGCTGAACTAGCGACATTACCACTTCCTAGAGTAACAGCAAAACTAGAACTAGAGGAATTGTTATCACCTATTGCAATACTTTTACTGCCACTAGCGTTATTTGAAACCCCTATTGCAGTAGAAATATTAGCAGACGCAGTTACATAAGAACCTAAAGCCAAAGCGTAGGCACTACCTGATGCTGTTGCATTAAATCCACCAATACCAACATTATAAAGTGCTGTTGCCTTAGCGTTTTTACCCATAGCAATGCTATTAGCACCAGTCGCACCATAGGATGCTGAATTGTTTGCTATGGCTGCGGCAAAGCTACTTGAACCAGAGGCATAAGAATTTGTTGTGGCGTGAGAATATGAGCCAGTAGAAACAGCACTGTGACCACCAGCAAAAGATTGTACGCCAGAAGATAAACTATTTCCACCAATTGCGATTGCGTTGCTATTGTTAGCTTCGCCATTTCCAATTGATATTGCGTTAAAACCACTTGCCAAAGAACTGAAGCCAAACGCAATTGCATTAGCTCCTGATGATACCGCACTGTCACCAATTGCGACTGCATCGTCACCTGTCGCTGAAGGTTGTGCTGTTACACTAACTTCATTAGCTGCGTATAGGTCTGCACCACTAGCTGCAGTAGCAAAAGATAATACACCTGAACCATTTGTAGTTAGGACTTGTCCACTAGTACCATCAGAAATAGCTGCAGCAGGAGCCGTAGTAAATACAGCTACATTACCTGTAGCATCAGGGAATGTAATTGTGCGGTCTGTTGTTGGGTTAGTAAAGGATACTGTGGTTTCATTACCATCAGCACTAGAACCTTCAACACTAAATCCCGAATCATCAAGATGCATTCCTGTTACAACAGGGCTTGTCAGTGTCTTGTTAGTAAGTGTTTTAGTTGTACCTGAAAAGTATGTGTCCAGTAGGTCTACATCAAAATAACCAATGGATGATGCAGAAGAATCAAATACTGCAATGCCATCGTTACTAGCGATAGCTGTACCTGTGTCAATAGTAATAGCGGATACATCTGCTACCGCATTAAGTTCTGGACCTGTAGCAGTAAGACCTGTTACATTATTAGATGTTGCGCTTACAGCTTGAATACGGGACTCTACAGCCGCTGCTGAAGGTAGTTGTGCATTAGTTGAACTGCCACTTACACTTGTTACAATATCTGTTATATTATTAGTACCATCTGATAATGTACTAAATGTTACTGTACCTGTAGTTACTAAGTCTCCTACAATACGTACACCAGTGTTTTCTGTTCGTAGTTTTATAGAATTATCAAAATATAAATCTACTTGATTGTTAGGTGTAAAACTTATAAAAGTTTCATCGTTAGTTAAATTTTTAATAAGTCCTGTGTGCGTGTTAGTAATGCCTATTACACTACTTGTACCATCGTGAAATATTTGAAGGTCTGTACCCGCACCAAATGTAATTTTATCATTATCTAAGAAGGAAACATCTGCATTAGAATCTGCGGTTACTGTTTTAGACGCTTCAACTGTACCTAATGAAGATACATCATTATAATTTATTTCAGCAGCAGTAGCATTTACGCCTGTAAGGTCAGTAGGTGCAATACTAATATTAGCTGTACCATCAAAGGATTGACCGGCAATTGTACGTGCAGTTTCTAGTGCAGTGGCTGTAGCTGCATTTCCAGATGTATTTTGATTACCTGCTGTGTTTACACCGGGAAGGTTTATATTAGACGTACCGTCAAAGCTAACACCGCCAATAGTACGTGCCGTTTCTAATGCCGTTGCAGTATCTGCATTACCTGTAACATCACCAGATACATTACCAGTAATATTACCTTCAATGTTGGCTACAAGTGTACCTGTAGTAATAGTGAGGTCGCCAGTAGATACACCTGTAAATGTGCCAGTACCTACAGTAAATTTATCTGCACTCTCATCAAAGCCAATAAACGCATTAGCATCGCTACCACGTTCAATAACAATACCTGCATCACCAGAAGCTGAACCTGAACGTCCATTGCCTAATTCAATAAGCTGGTCAGCCACAGTCATATTACTAGAGTTGACTGTTGTTGTAGTACCATTTACAGTTAAGTCACCCCCTACAATAACATTGCCTGTTGTAGTAACTGCATCAATGTATCCATGTGACCAGTAATTAGAACTATCGCCTAAGCTGTACGTACTATCTGCACTTGGTATAAGATTAGAAGCTACATCTGCTGTAACTGTAACCGTATCACTATTAGCGTTGCCGATTACGGTATTACCATTTAAAGTTGATGTGCCTGAAACTGCAATAGAACCAAAAGAGTTTGACCCTGTAGATGTTACATTACCTGTTAAATTTCCTGTAACAGAAGCAAACTGTACGTTATCACTTGTAGCTAAACTCTGGTCAGTGTCCGACAAATCTGTAGCAGCAATAGTAATGTTTGCACTACCATCAAAAGATTGACCAGCAATTGACCTAGCTGTTTCTAATACAGTTGCACTAGCCGCATTGCCAGATGTATCTTGATTGCCTGCAGTATTTACACCCGGAAGACTTATGTTAGCCGTACCATCGAAACTAACACCACCAATAGTACGAGCAGTTTCTAATGCTGTAGCTGTAGCAGCATTACCTGAAGTGTCCTGATTGCCTGAAGTGTTTACACCGGGAAGATTGATGTTAGCTGTACCGTTGAATGATACACCACCTATAGTACGTGCTGTTTCTAATGCCGTTGCGGTATCTGCGTTACCTGTTACATCACCTGTAACTGGACCAACAAGGGACGTACCAGTAATTGTTGTGCCTGTAATAGCGGCTGCAGAATTAGCACCAATAATAGTACCATCAATAGCACCACCATTAATGTCTACTGTAGTTAGTGTAGATGTACCTGTAGCAGTTAAGGTGGTAAATGTACCCGCACCAGCAGAGCTACCGCCAATAGTTACACCATCAATAGAACCGCCATTGATATCTGCCGTGTCAGCTACTAAAGCGTCAATATTAGCAGTACCATCAATGTATAGATTACGCCACTCAGAGCCTACAGCACCTAAGTCATGGGTATCATCAGCAGAGGGAATTAATGGGGAAGCAACATCTGCAGTAATTGTTACAGTATCACTTGCAGCATTACCAAGAGTAGTATTTCCGTTTACAGTAAGATTACCTGTAAGGGTAGTATTATTAGCGACTTCTAATATTTCTAATGTAGATGTACCTTCAAGGTACAAGTTTTTAAATTTTAAACTGGGTGTGCCTAAATCAATATCATTAGTGGTAACAGGGACAATTGCACCGTCTTGAATACGTATTTGTTCTACAGCAGCACTAGACACCTCTACAAATACACCAACACGATTGTTTGATGTATCAATAGCTACTTTGTTTAGTGCGTCTGAGTCAGCAATTAAAGGTACGTATGCACCCTCTGCCGTAGTACCGTCATGCTTATGCCCAGTACTTGCGCTAAAAGCATCCCGAATAGCATTGTATTCTACGTTAAGCGGATTAGCACGTACAACAGCCGTTGCAATAATATCTGCTGAAGATTGTCTTGTATATCCTGCCACTTGTTATCTCCTATCCCCTGTTCCATACAATATTGATACAGCCTGTATGGTATGGCTGGGGTTTGTACTGTTAGTAACATAAGATACGGAAATAGAATCACCTGAGCCGCTTATGTTAGTACTACGAATTGGTGTAGGGTTTCCGTCATAGATGTCTGTGTCATCATAGATAGTTGAAGTTGCATCAAAGAAAGAAGCAGCACCTGCTGTAGTTAATTCAAAGTTTAAAGGTGTAGCAATTTCTGCATCACCAAAATTGTATTCTATACCTATTGATATTGTTGACTCACCTTCTGATTTAAGAAAGGTTTTAACTCTATAAAATACCTTGCGTAACTCAGGGTCTTGCATAAAATAAAAAGGAGTTTGATAAACACTTAGTATATCTCCCCCATCAAACGAATTACCTTCTTCCTGTTTGAATACCTTACCAGTAGTGTCTCCATGTAGTACAAACTCAAACTGCCCTACATATCCACTAGCTACTGCTGTTGCTTCAATCCCTACAAGCTGACTATATTCAAATGTGGACTGGGCTGAAGAACTTTTACGTATAGCTGCTAACAAGGATAAAGAAGTGTTGGCTTCAAAGAATAATCTAAACTGCGATTTTCTACGAAGTACTAAGGCTTTTAGTTTAGTTACATCTTCGTTTGCTGTATAGTTTTCAAATGTTTTTTGTATCTCACGAGAAACAGTTTCAAGTTCAACGTCACCAATCCTAGAAGTTCCTGAAATTGGTCTAACACCATCTGGCCCAAGAAAGATAATGTCACCGCCAAATTCAACTACCGTATCTGGTGCAACGCAACCCAAGTCATTAGTAACATTTTCTACACTAAAGTTAGAGTAGTTATCCCCAACAATACGTTTAATTTGATTTTGACCAAATACATATAGTTGGTTACGGAAAGACTTTAACTGCGTTATTGTAAAGCCTATGTTAATAACACCTGCCCCATTAGCAGGGTCAAAGTCTGTATCTGCGTTAGGAGAAGAAAAATAAATGTTAAAAGGTTCGTCAGGGTCTCCAGCTAACCAAAGGTGATTTGCAAATGCACTAGAAAACTTAGGGTTGTTAGGTGCATTAGTATGTGTAATCTGTGTGTACGTAGTCCCATTATACTTAGCTGCTGGATTAACACCATCTGTTAATAACAATATTTCTTCAGACCAATTATACCTTTCAAATCGTACAGCATCAACTCCTGTCATGGTGGGGCTACCTGAAGTAGTTACAGCCTGCCAACCTTTAACAGTAGGGGTACTCGCTACCGTACCCGTTGCACTGGATGTGCCACCTGTGATTACGTTACCTGTAGCAAAAATATTTTCAGGTACCTTACCAAAATCTACTACAAGAGCATCCGATGTTTTAGATATTACTGTGCCTGTCGCTGCTACAGCCGTGCTATCACCTGAACTAACTATACCTGTAAGTGTTTCACCTACAGTAAAACCTGCGCCTTCGCCTGTCCCTAGTGCTACATCGTAATAGTGATTATACCAATGTAGGTAATTGTTTCCAGAAGAAGGTGTCCTACAACCAAGTATGCCTTGATTTATTTCACCATTTACTGCCAGTCCTAAAACTTTATCTGTACCCGGTAGTGTACCATAAGAATTTGTATACCCGCTTATGCGTCTATAACCACCCTCAAGTGAAGGTTCCATATTAACCAGACGTATGGCACTTCCAGATAAAGTATTACTTTGAGTAAGCGGGTCAACATTAGTGACAAGCCCCCCTGAACAAACAGAGACAAAGGTTTGTAGATTGTCTGTCATATCTAGATTCTATCAATACTTACGCTATTATTAAATTTTTGTAGCGCAGTAGATATAACATTAGGATGCTGGTCAACAACTAGCCTACGCATCATTTTTATACCATCTTCAAATTTTGTACTATGCATACTGGCGCTTTGCTCATTCGAGCGAAATAGCATCATGTACATCATAGCGCCATCAATAATTACGTGTTTAAATCTATCTGGAATAATTGTTGTATCATTATACAAAACTAAGTCAGCAGGATACTTCCAATATCTATATTCAACTACATAAGATGCATCAGGAACAGGAGTAACGCCAAATTTTGTGTCTTGCGTCATATAGACATAATCAGGGTCAGCTCTTCCATTTTCTCCAGATAATTCTTCACTACTTCTATATTTGGATAAGTATTCAACATAAGTAATTAATTGTAACTTTTTAGGAGTGTTGCTTTCTGATGTAAGTTGTTTAACATAAAAAGTATCCCAGTCTGCTTTTGAATAATCTGCAGGAAAGGAATACGTGCCAGTGCCAGCAACTAATGTTTGCTCATAAGTTATTAAAGCAAAAGGCCATTCTTGTGCATCTTGAAGCGTTTGCCTAATGGCAGAGTTAATTGCATCTTTAGCTAGTGCTTGTACATTTTTAGCACTAGCAAAACTAGACTCATCTATTTGAACTTCGTTTAATCTACGCAGAAGTTCATTAGTTAGATTAATAAATGTACTCATTGTTATAGCCTTTTAGCAGGTGTAAAATATAGTCTAGCAGAAAGTGTAGCATCAAAATTATGACCAGCCGTATGCCTAAACACTAATACTTTATCTCCTGCATGTAAAAACAAAGGACCGCCGCCAATAAACTGTGTGTGGTTATTACCCGCTATAGCTTCTTCACCTACCATAAAATGGTAAATATTATTATCGGCGTGATATACTTGAATGCCTACATTAGAAGTAGAGCTATCTTCATTAGCAATCATAAGAAAAACAATTTCAGCTTCGTGGCTTGCTGGGCAAGTAAACAGTAGTGTAGCATTATTAGGACTACCCGTAGTACTTGCAGAATTGCCTGTTACTTCAACAAAGCTGCTATCAGTTCTAAAGTTAATGCCTGCCATTTACTTATTCTTTTTACGCTTTAAATTATCTACAAAAGTTACAGGATTAACATACTTCTTTTTTACTATTCCACCTTTAGATAAACCCATAGCGGCAGGTGTACCCCTAGCAGAAATCATTCCCTGCGGTGCACGCGCATCAGCAGCACGGTATTTACTGTCTTCCTTTTCTAATGTCAGCGGTGTTACCATACCACCTAAAGCATACTTTTTATTTTTACGCATGTATGAACCCCTAATAATAAAAAAAAGTAAAGGGGCAAGTTGCCCTGCCCCTTACGTTAGTCTTTAAGCAACGTCACGTGCCACTTCTTGAGCAGTCAAATCGCCTTCGTCATTGCAATCCATGATTACAGCCCAGATACGCATCTTACCAGTAGTAACTGCGCCACCTGAAAGAGTAACAAGTTTCAAGTCAATGTTGTCATCAGCAACAGCCATTCGTGGAGAATAGGCTGCTGGGTTCTGTGCTACAACACCAGCTGCAGAAGTTCCGTCGAAACCATCAACAAAATCTTCAGCAGCAATCATGCCCAAATCTACTGTAAGAACAGCACCATCAGAGGCAGTATCGACTTCGATACCTGCATTCATCACCATCATGCCTTTTTTAACAGCAATTACTGGAATGACATCGCCAGCGGCAAGTGCGCTACCTTTGTCAGACAGTGCTGTTGCAAAGTCAAAAGTGGTCTGAACCATGTATGGGTTACGCCCACGCTGCGAGTTGCCACGTGCGGCTTGGAGAGTGTTATCACCTAGTGCCATGATTTAATCCTCCTATACCAAGCAATATTTGGCGTTGATAAGAGCCTCTGGACGGAGAATCTTACGGCCATACAGATGCATACCACGGACAATGTCAGCAAAGCTGTCAGGGTCACGATATGTTTCCGTTTTGTTGATTTGGTCAGCAGTAGCAACCGCTGAAGAATGACCACCAACAATGATACCAAAGTTATTGGCTTGTGTGCCAGACGCTGAAGGTCCAGTACCGCCCTGTGGTAGATTGTTAGAAACATGGACTTGGAAGCCATGCAGGTTATTCAAAATCAAACCATTTTGCAGTCCAGAACCACCGAAATCAGAATCAAACAAACGTGAGTCTTCATCTTTCAACAGCTCAACGAACACTGGGTCAACAACCAACCAACGTCCTTGTGTTTCCACGTTTTGCAGGTCAAGTTGACGAGCCATACGTGCAATCACAGTAAGTGGGTTAGCAGTGGCTGTAGCTGTTGGAACAGCTTCTGAAGCGCGGGGCTTTAGAATGATTGTGTTACCAGCACTTCCGCTGTTAAAATCAGATGCATCCAGCTTCATTGAAGCAAGGAGTTCGTCTGAACCAGCAGTAGAAACAGCTTTAGTACCATTAACAGTAGTGTTTACTGTGTCTGGACGACCACCAATGGCAGACTGTTTGTAACCTGACAAGTAACCAAGAACATCTTGGTCAAACTGGTCAGCCAAACGGTATGCAGCACGGTTGCTTGAGAGAGACTCAAAGTTAACGTGCGAATGTGCTTCCTCAATGTCGTCAACTTTAAAAGCAAAGTAGTTAGCTTTGTCAATGGTGAGGGTGAAGTCCTCATCATCAAGGTCTTGAGGGGTAATGGTTGTACCACGCTCGTATGCTTTGACAGTAATCTCAGGCTCTTTAATGATTTTAACTGAATCACCAAAGTTTGCGATTTCTCCAAAGTAGTCGTTATTCGTAATTGCGTCACAAACAGCGGCCTTGCGGAATGCAAGCTGCACCTGTTTGGAGTAAATTACAGGACTAAAATTACCATTCGGTAAGTTGTTATAGCCCGGAGCTCTTGGAAAAGCCATAATCCATCTCCTATGTTTTGGATTTTACAGATGCAAACAGTACAATTCTTTGCAGAGGCTGTATAACGTAGGGTGTAC